CAAACTACAGGAACAAAATCAACCGCGTTCCCACGATGCTCACCAAGAACGGTAAGATCCTGGTGGGTAACGAGATTAAGAACTGGCTTGACTCACTTCTCCCTAAGAAAGAGGTTGAACGGGGTGCAATCGGTGGATTTGGTGGCTCCATGTCGAGTCTAGATGGAAACGATGCGAATTCGGGTATGTTTCGCCTCGACGACTACGGTCAGTCTCTTCAGCCTGCGATGACGAAAGAACTCGAAGAAAAGATTAATCGAGAAGTTTCGAAAGGTGTCGCGTATACAGATTTAAAGATGTAACCCATATATCCTATTAGATATGAAACTTGTCACGATACAAGCTTCGGCATTCAAATCAACCTTTGAGGTACTCAAGGATATTCTCAACGACGTGAATATATATTTCAGGCCAGATGGAATGTACGTCGTCACACTCGATAGCGCTCGAACATCACTCGTAGACATGCACCTACCCTCTGACAATTTCGAGGAGTATCAGTGTGATCAGGAAGAAATCATCGCTGGTATCAACATCTCGAATACGTTTAAGTTACTAAAAACAATCACCAACAACGATGTTCTCAAGATGGCGATACACTCAAAAGAATTCTTGGATATCGAGATTATCAGTGAGACGAAGAAGACGACATCCAAGTTTCAACTGAAACTTCTGGACATAAATGAAAGTCGAATCGAAGTACCCGATGTAGAGATGACCACCGTCACGACACTCCCATCCGCTGACTTCCAGCGTTTGTGTCGTGACATGTCGAATATAGGCACAGACATCGAAATCACTCGTGATTCGGGGATAATTAACTTCAGGTGTGAAGGTGATTTCGCAAACCAAGAAACGATCATCGAATGTCCCGATGAAAGCCCGAAGATCACTGGTCTCTACAGTTTGAAGTATCTGAATATCTTTACAAAGGCGACGAGTATGTGTGCGTCTGTGCAAATTATACAGGAGATTGGAAACAGATTTTTGATTTTAAAGTATAACGTCGCCAACCTGGGTGAACTCAAGTTTTACTTGGCGACTAAGGTATCTGAAGATTAGTGGTAAAGTCGTCAAGTGTCGAGAGTGTTTTTTTCATACCAAGAGAGTTTGTCAATACAATTTTCGGAAACTTTTCCTTGAGTGTTTCTTCATCATAGAACAAAAAGTCTTTCAGTGGAACTCGCTGTCCATGAAAATCGTTTCGTGGTCCGGAGTACCGTTTCACCTTTTCAGTAATGTTTCGCATTGGTTTATCATCATGATCTACGATCCAAGCACTACTCAAAGGGATACTGAAGTGCATAGCACTTTCTTCGTTTTCACCCGGCCTGAACTCGATGTCATTTGATATGGCTGTGTACTTCTTACCGTTGAAATAGTATTTTACTCGAAGAATCGTTTTCGTGACATTTTGTGGTATGAGTGTGTGTCGGAAATTTTTACCAGTCACGTTCACGTAATAGTCTTCAAGAATCTCATCTTCCCAGTCTTTACTCTCTTTCATCCAGAAATCATCTTCGATCATGTAGTCCATGTCATGATCCAACTTGTATTCGAGTTCTTCGGAGATGATCGAATAGTCTCGTGGTGTGATGATGTATTTGTAAAGAAAGAAAATACTACTTAAAAGTTTGGACAGCATCTCTTTATAAGGAATGGAAGGTAATTTTTTAAGTAGATATAACAATCGAATAGATGAATGGAGCGAATGTATAAAGAAAGACCCAACAAACAAGAAAAAGTATGAATCCGATATGGCAGAGTACATCATGAAATGTATGCCGTATATGAACCAGTATACCGATGAAAGTGAGGAGATTACGAACACGGATAATATTTTTAACGTAAAAGAGACGGTCGGTCTGAAACGAAAAGATATATTCACAGATTATCTCATCGAAGTTGAAAATCAAAATATAACCAAACCCAGGGAGCGAACGGTCGAACAATGTATGACGTGTCCAGAAAGTAACCTCCTCCACTTTCACGACACGAGTGACCTCGTGTGTGACTCGTGTGGTGCGATCATAGCAACTTTAATCAGTGAAGAATTAACATATAGAGAAGAACAAGAAACGTCAGAAAAAGTTGTCAATTATTCATATAAAAGAGAAAACCACTTCAACGAGTGGTTGTCGCAATTTCAGGCACAAGAAATGACCACAATTCCCGAAGAAGTCATCGAACAACTTCGTGGAGAACTCAAAAAGATGAAGATCAAAAAGCTAGAAGATATTACACATGCAAAGATTCGAGGACTCTTAAAAAAACTAAAACTCAACAAATACTATGAACATGTACCATACATCACAAACATACTGAATGGTATCAAACCTCCGAACATGCCACAGGAGTTGGAGGAGTATCTTCGAATCATGTTCAAAGATATTCAGAAACCATTTGATGATAACTGCCCCACAGAAAGAAAAAACTTTTTGAGTTACTCTTACGTACTCTATAAGTTTTGTGAACTTCTGGGGGAAGATGAATACCTGAGATACTTTCCACTTTTGAAATCCAAAGAGAAGTTATACCAACAAGATGTCATATGGAAAAAAATATGTCGCGACCTTAAATGGGAATTTATTCCGACAGTGTAAGTAGATGTCCTGTCCGAATTTTTCAGTGTGTGGAAAAACGATGAGACCCGGCCTAAAGGTGTGTACTTCATGCTTTTGGAGATTCAAGAATGAAACCCTTCAATTTAAAAACTCAGAGTGTCCAAATTGTCACGTACCGAGTGAGTGTGTCAAGTTTCGCAAATGTGAACACTTTTTATGCACCAACTGTTTCAGTAGACAGAGAGTGTGTCTCATCTGTGAGGGTAAAAAATAAACTTAGTCTACAACAAATGGTTGTACGCATCCCCCTCAGCAACTCGGGTATCCTCAGCGCCCATGGCTACGAAGATGTCAAGGAAAAGTCCGAACTCGCGAGGCACCGCGCACTCATGCGTGTGGTCAGGGCGGGTGAACCACCCCTAGGTCTCTTTAGGCGCCTCAACGTTCTCATGATACTTTTTAAAAACAAAGACCCTAAGTTGTCCAAAATTTTTAAGAAGGATAGAGATTGGGTGAAAGAAAAGTTATTATGATTTTGATTGACAGAATTGTTCGTATTCTCAAGAAGGACATCTACCTTCCCATGAAATGTTACGCTAATAAGAGACAGCTCACGAACCCCCGTGATTGCTGCAAATGTAAGAATTTCTGTAAAAAGCCTCCAAGTGGTGGTGACCCCGTGTACGTAAAACTCGAGCCTAAGTATGGACGCAAATACAACTATACCAAATGAACGACGAGCCAGCCCTCCTCGCCCTCTATGAGTTGGAAACCAAAGTTCTCCCTCACCTGGAGACAATTAGTCAAGCCGACCCAGCGGTACACCACTGTCTAGAAGAAGCTCGGACTCTACTCCAAAGGGCTCAAGATATTCTTCAAGCGGCTGTAATAGATCCGCAGACACACTATACGGAATCTCAGAGGTTTTATCACAATCTGGCTCGGATTCTTCCTCTGATGGTTCTACTTGAATCCGTCTCACCTCCACCTCCCGCTCCGGATGAGGGGGGTAATTCACCAGATACGCCGTCTTCAGACCTGTCAGACGAAGATAGTTACTACCCTGCAACTCCGCCGCGTCATTCAGAGTTCGAATAGTTTTAAACTCTAGAACAATCTCGTTGTCAATAATAATGTCTGCCCTCAAGTTGCCAATCACATGTCCCCTAAATGGAATCGTGATGACACGTTCCGACTCGTAAGGAATCCCCTTCTCCCTTAGTAAAACCTCCATCGCATTGTGGTATACTCTCTCGCTGTATCCAGGTCCCAGTTGAGAATATATCTCTCGAGCGAATGCCTCGATGTTCATTAGACATTCTTCAATTTTCTTCTTTATCTAAAGTAAGATGGTCTCGATCAAGAAGACTTCTATGAAGACGGTGGAGAAACGGAAGTCTGAAATGGTGCGTAGACAGGCTCTCAACAGACGTCGTGAAGTGGAGAGACGAAGAAAGATGACTCAAATTAATGCTGCACTCAATCGTCTGTCTAAAAAATTTAGGCGTGTGAACATACCCAAGAATACATTCAATGTAGGTACAGTGACGAGTGGGAATGATCGTTATCTATCGGTGAGATTGAGTCGCAAGACAATCAAGGAACTTCAGAATGTGTATAAGAAAACCTGGGAACAGCGAGTAGAGTATGGAGGTTCGATACCATTCACACTTTCTAATACACGCAACTATGTTAGATTCGGTACACCGACGGCGAGTACAAACCAACAACTGGCTTCGGTAACTCCCACAAAAGAAGATATGACTCAATATATCGTGTATCACACACACCCAGTCCCTGAACAAAACGCACCACTTTTCACATATCCAAGTGAGACCGATTTCAGGACGTACATAAGCTATTACCCCACAATTCAAGCAAATATTATCCTCGAGAACCAGGGGTACTATATCATTGATCTCATCGAAACGAATATGAATAAACCCAACCCCGATGAAGTTGTCACAGAATTTAATCGTTTCTTGACTTCCAGAGAATTCCGACGTGTATCTGTGAATTGGAGTAACTTGGTATACATTCAAACAACACCTGGTCAATGGAAAAAGGCTGTAAACGGGTACATAGACCCCATCATGCGAAAGAAGTTTGGTATATCCATCAAATACTACACCTGGGACGAACTGGGTGAGATTACACTCCTAGATAAAAATGTCATCATGAATGTAGGATGACCGCACACAGGTTACACATTACAAAAATCGTGGTGAGAGATTTGAAATCTGTGAGCAAAATGTCATCGAAGAATAGGTGGGAATATGGGGGTAAAGTCAAGTACGATAAGTGCATGAATTACAAAGGTCTCACCTACGTGACTTCAAAAGAGAGGGCTCGAATAGACTCGAGCGTTCTCGAGGAAGAGTGGTCTGATGCACCCGTAGCGTATCACACACACCCCTCACTCCTGCAAGTGATTCCTGATGAAGTTGGTCCCACAATTTTCACAACTCTCCCAAGCAACGCCGACTTTGAATCATTCATCAAAGGGTTCCCCGATATACAAGTGAACATCATCTGCGACGCACGTGGGTACTACATCATCGACATATTCGATGCAGTGAAAAAGGGTACAGTCCCCGTACCAGAGGGAGTCTTCTCCCTCATGAAAGAGGTGCGCTACGAAGACTTCCTTCTCGAACGTAGCTTCGGGGAAGATAGATGTGAATACTTTTCTACAGATTTGCGTGAATGGAAATGGTTCATCAACGAGGACCTACACCCTAGACTCAATGAACTCTATGGTGTTTCTATGAAGTTCTATGGGTACGATGACGAACCACCTACGGTCATCATTGACGCATGAGGGAGTCCTCCAATTCATCCACCTCGTACCATGCCCAGTGACACTCTTGGGATTCTACGTTATCTTCGCATATTTCCTGTGCTTCTTTTATCGCTTCGGTGAAACGTAAACGAAGTCTCAGATTTTCTCGAATTGGGCGCACCTCAACGATACTTGGTCGTCTGTACATCCCCTCAAGAACGTTCTTACGAGTCTTTGCCAGTTTAATTTTGTACAAATTATTCTCGGAAAAAGTTGCGATACATTTCATATCTTAACGTAGCATAAAGATTTTAAGTGTCTTCAGAGTAGAAAATGTCCTCCTATAACGTCGAACCCTGCAACTTCAAGTATCGTGTCTCCTCCCTCGAGAAGGTGGTCGACGGTGATACCATCGATGTTGCCATCGATCTTGGCTTTGATGTCTGTACGAAGCAGCGTGTTCGTCTACTAGGTATTGACACCCCCGAGTCGCGTACGTCGGACAAGGAGGAGAAGAGATTCGGTCTCCTCTCGAAGAAGAAGCTCAAGGAGTGGTGTCTAAAGGCGGTCGCATCTGAGAAGGATGATATCGAAATCGAACTCAGATGCCCGGAGGCGGATTCGAGGGGTAAGTTTGGTCGCGTTCTCGCAGAGGTTTGGGTGTGTGAGGATGGAGTGTGGACCAATGTGAACAAATGGATGTGTGATGAGGGGTACGCTGTCCCATATGCGGCACAGAATAAGTCCGAAGTTGAGGCTCTACACATGGCGAACCGTGAGAAACTCATTGAGCGTGGTGAAATCGAAGCCTAAGTTCATATCCATTTTCTAAAAAAATAAGAAAAATGATCGAGGCTAAAATTACCGACAATACCAGGTCGTATTTTAAACGCCCCTTATCTGAGAACCAAAAGCGTATCCACTCATCTGCAGAAGAAGAGCGGGATTGGGCTAGAGGAGTGATGCAAGAGTGTCGGGACTGTAAATTGAACCTAGCTCGTTCTTGTTTTGGATACAATACATCCGGGAGTTGGCCATTTGACCGTGACGGTTACCCGTTGAGACGCCCCGAGTGTCTGGCGTGTAATAAGAAGGCGGGGATCACGAAGAATCTGGCAGTTACAGATGCTAAAAAGAAAGGTTTGCCGACCAAGGCACCACCAGGGACCTCATGTGAATTATGTTTCAAGACTGACGGTATCGTTTTTGACCACTCTCATTCACTCTGTCAGTTTAGGGGATGGCTTTGTAACTCATGTAACAGATCACTTGGTGTTATTGGTGACGAACCAGAGAAGATTATGAAAGCCGTTGAATATTCGTGTGGGGGGGACAAACACCGCTTCAAGGTAATTCTTGAAATGTACTTAAACAAATTGAGTGAATAGAAACCATGGAACTTTATCATGGCGATTGCCTCGAAGAGATGAAAAAGATAGCGGACGACAGCGTTGATTTAATATTAACTGATTTACCATATGGTACTACGAAGTGTAAGTGGGATACTATCATAGATATGGATGCCCTTTGGAAACAATATACCCGCATTCTCAAGAAACCACATGGTGTAGTTGCCCTTTTTGGGCAACAGCCGTTTACGTCTCGTCTCATATCCAGTAATTATAAGTGGTTCAAGTATAATCTCATCTGGAAAAAAAATAAGACGACCCAATATCTACTCGCGAATTATCGACCCATGAAGTGTACAGAGGATATAGCAATCTTTTCACCCGGTGGTGCAGCGGCTGCATCGAGACACAAAGGAAATATGACGTATAATCCACAGGGTCTCGTTGCAGTTGATATTAAAAAGCGTAATTCGGAGAAGCGTATAGGAAAGATGCTAAATCAGAGTCATCATCTCGGTCCTAATAATAAACTGACGGGTAATTCTGAGTATAGTCAGAAGTTCACCAATTACCCGACAGAGTTTATAGAATTTGATATCGAATGTGATACGATTCATGAAACGCAGAAGCCTGTGAAACTTCTGGAATATCTCATCAAAACGTATTCAAACGAAGGTGGTGTCGTACTTGATAGTACGATGGGTTCGGGCACGACAGGTGTAGCGTGTGTAACTACACAGAGAAAGTTTATTGGGATTGAACTCGAAGAAAAGTATTTTGAATTAAGTAAGAGACGTATCGACGACGCTATAAGGGATACTTCCTGACCCATAAATTACAGATCCATTTTTCACCAGACTTTACAGGATTCCCACCATGTAAAGCCTTGGACGTCTCCATCTCATAATTGTCAAGTGTGTCGAAAAAGAGGGCATCACCCGCCTTGAGTTTATACGTTTTACCCAGGTTTGGGAATACAGTCTCACCACCTTCGTACGCATCGTTGAGAGCCAAAATGAATGTGTACATTCTTGGATTCTTGTCCCCCTCAATCAGATCTTGATGAGGTTGATAGAATCCACCCGGTTTATATTTAAGTACTTGAAGTATTTCACAGTTTACGATTGGACGGTCTGTATTTTTGAGACAGCGCTGTACGATGGCATCCACCACTGGATCACTACGATCAAGCCACGCCGTTTCACTTTTACGAACCGATTCATCTACGAGACGGTCCTCTGAAACCAAAGATGGTTCGAGAATCTCCTCACTCTTCTTGATGATGTGTTGCCTCTCTTCGGGTGTTATGAAATTGTGATACACTCTGGGTTTTGGGTAGACCGGTAACAGGTACACGACAATCAAAATCAAGAACAGTATGAGTATCATCTTAAAATACTCACACATAAATATTTCTGGGAAGTCGACAATTGTATCGTTTACGAATTGATTCAAAAATATCATTTCCATAGTCCACGATTTTCTGTAACAGGTTGATAATTTCATCGTGACGCTCAGGATCTATGACATATTGTCGCAGCAAGTCACCACCCGTATTAGCCATCATTTCGAAAATGTTCGACAAGTCCCTAGATTTATCTGTGTACTTTTCCTGGCGCTGTAAGAAATTTTTAAACGTTTGTTCGTCTATATCGTTAAGCATATAGGTGATCCGTATTTGTGTGTTGTCGATCGGTCGTAAGTCCAGGTACATATTTTCGCGCTCCATTTGATGCACGACCATCGCATATTGAAGTATTTCATTCGTGGCACCAATCTCACGAAGCTCCCTGAATGATGGGACACCACCGCATGGGATGTCTCCATGTTCCCTGGACATCATCACTTTCCTTTTAAACTCTATGAAATGTGGGTTATGTATTCGACCACTCTCAATTTCCCCCGTACGCCAATTGAATGCTGTGTGACATGAAATGCACCACATTTGCGCGCACCCGCTTGACTTGTGAATGACCGTTCCACATTTTGGACATGACTTACTATCCCTATTTAAAAGTTTCATCGTCTTGACAGTTTCCGGATTACATTCGTGATCGGGGGTTATTGGTTCGTTACAGTCTTTACAGTATTTAACTTCACATAACCCACAATACCATTCCTCGTTGAGAAAGCCTTTACACTCTTCGATGGGACACTGGCGCACAAAACGCCTCGGTTCGTTATCGATTGTCGTGCCGTTCATTCGAATTTGTTCAAGGTGTCTGTATGTATTTTCCATCTCGCGATAAAGAGTATGAATCTCATCTGGTAAGGGTTGATCATGATCGAACGCACCGTATCGATGATGAAGTTCAATCAGGTCTTCCTTTTGTTTTCGAATGATACGACGAAGTTTACGCATCTGTATGATACGTTCAACTTCTGGTTGTGTCTCGGGCATGAGTGCCTTTTCCCGTTCGAGTAGCACATTCTCTCTATGTCGTCTTAGTTCAGTATTCCTGAAATACTTTGTACAGAAGGAGTCTACAAACTCACGGTTCCATAAAGTTTTACACCCCATACAATGTGGGTCTTGGAACGATTCTAAGATGTACCTCTGGGAACACGATCTACAACTCGTTAAATCACAAAAAGGACACTCAACTTTTTTGTGATTTATCTTGTTTAGCTTTTCGCAACAGACATCACAGTGTGTCATTAGAATGAAGGCACTTTATTTCTTTAATTATTGAAAATCTACAAATTGACTAATCATATCACGCGCATCATCCCTCTCGTAGACAGTCTGTGCAAAAAAGAGTGTCATGTCCGCCTGTCCATATGACAAGTATGTACCTCGATACTTCTCATATATGGCTACTACGTTATCCAGATTTTGGTTACACCACTCTTCCGCTTCATCCTCTGTCATGTCTCTATGAAGACCCTTCTCAATAAAGTCAGCGACTTCGTCACTGAGGGGCATATCGGTAATCACGGTACAATCGTCGTCGGGGTGAATCATTATTTCTTGATTTTACCTTTTTTAGTCCCCAACTTAGCTTCTCTTTCTCTCAAGAGTCGCCTCTTTTCCGCGAGTTTGTTGTTGAACTTTTTGTTCTCCCTGGCTTTTGCCTTCATCTTTTCAGTCTCGGTGAGCATCTTCTTCGCCGACGCAGCAGCCCTTTCGGCAGCTTCCCGTGTTCTCTTTTTCTCACTGAGTTTTCGCACTCGCTCGGCTTCCACGCTCGCCTTCTTCTTACGCTCTTCCTCCTTCGCTCTATTTTCTTCAGCTTTCTTACGAGCATCTTCCCTGACTGCACTTTCCTGAATCTCTTTGATTCGAGCTTTCGTGTTCGCCCCGCTAATTTGTCCCTTGAATTTGGTCTTCTCAGCGAGGCTGAGCTTCTTCAAACGATTTATAGCACTGGTGGCACTCTGGCGGTTGAACACCTTCACAGCATTAGCAACCTTCTTGACATTCTCCTGCTTAGCGGGAGCCAAATTTCTCGCCATCTTGACACGCTCGGGGCCGGAGGCGCGAGAGAGTGCAACCTTTTTTCCAGCCAATTTGACCGCATTCATGACCCTCTTTTCCTTGTTTTTCTGTACAAGAGCCCTGAACGAAGGTTTAGCATTAAAGAGTGGGTTGTTGGTCATTTTCGGTTCAGGAACAAATGTCTCCGCTACGGGTGCCTTGTTCAATAAAGCTCGACGAGCCTGGTTACGACCCTTCTTCCCACGGAATCCAGCCTGAATTTTCGTAGCGGCCGCATTCTTTTTCTTCAGGTTACCAATCACACCGGCAACGAGAGACTTCGAAGCATTCGAGATGTTCTTGTTTTGTTTGTTTTGGCTCACCTCGACTGCAATACGAACCCTGTTAATTGTAGTGTTGGAATCGCGAATCATCTTCTCGAGATCTTTCCGGTTAGGAAGATTCTTCACTTTGTTGATCAGGGTCAGGCGCTCATCGAGTTCCTTCACGAGAGGCTGGGTATTCTGCATACCACGTCCACGGGCTAAGAACTTTTCACGAGATTTTCCACCGATGCCAAATCCAACGAGTTTGCGGGTCTTTTCGAGAACGTTTTTGTTCACGTCACGTT